ATAGCATCATTTTCAAGTTCTGTCAATGCTCGTACCTGTTCTCTTTGTGTAGTATCTGTACCGCCAAAAACAAAAAATACTTTTCGATTTGTCGCTTTAGCATTAATCATATCATATAATATTTTGCCATGTTTTTCAACATATTGGAATAAAACTAAACTGTTTCCTTCTTGCTTAAGAGTTAAGTTTCTAATAAATTTATTTCTAGGTTCATATTGAACTATAAAATCCATTTCTTCTTGATACGTTTTTCCTTTAAGTGCTTTTCGATGTTCATCGGAATATTCTAATATTATATTGTATATTTGTAGATCAGCAAGAGTCTTATTCTCAATTAATTTTTTTGTGGTTGTTACTTTATAGACCGGACCAAATATACCTTCTAAAACTAATTTATGAGTTTGGGTACCATCTAAAGTTCCCGTAGTTCCAATACGGTACGGTGCGCCTGGGCATTTATTTAAAATGCCCGTTAGAGATTTTGCTTTAAATAGGTGCGCCTCGTCACCATAAATTGCTTTGAACTTCTCAAAGAATTGTTTAGGTAGTTTATAGATTGATTGCCAAGTACTAATAACAACCGCATATTCATTTGATTTTTCATGCCCCCCATAAATCTTATGACAATGTGTTGATATATTCCAACCATTTAGACAAGAATAATCTTGAAAATCAGAATACATTTGTTCTACAAGAGAAGTCGTTGGTACAAGAATTAATTGCTGTCTATTAAATTTTTCATGCCAACGAATAATACAATATATTATTAAAGATTTACCAGAGCCCGTAGGGGATAATAATAATCTCCTGCCATCACTAATAGCTTTATAAACTGCTTCAACTTGATATTCTCGAATAGACAACGCAGAACCTTTAGATCCAATATTTAAACTTTCGCAAAATTCTTTTATTGAATCATATGTGCACAAATCTGAAGTATGTATATACTCGGAATAATCTACAACATAATCTCGTTCTTTTGCAAAGTGTTCAACATAGTCTTTTAGTCCACAATATAATTCTTTTGTAAATACAGAAAAAAGTCTGATTCGCCCATCCCACATACGAGATCTATATAGCGGAGAAAATTTAGCGCCGGGCACCTCAAATGAGAAATGGTCATTTAACTCTTGTGCAACAGATAGATCTGCATCAATAGTTAAATAGACTTCATCCTTTTTTCTAATTTTTATAATAGACATTACATCATACCATTAGTAAATCGTTGCCACTCTATACTATTTTTTATATCCCAAGTTCTACTATTTAATGATCGAATAATTTGTTCAAGATGATACAAAATAGTTTTAAAATATTCTATTTTATCTTGTAAAGATATAAGATTCGTATCTACTTGCAAATATTCATCCATTTCATTTTTTAATGGTTTGTTGCCTTGCCATTGAGTCCACTCTTCATCCAATAGTTCGGCTTGAGTCATTTCCCCTCGATAATAGCGATATTTTTTTCGGCGTAAATTTAAATAGTCAGACTCTGCTTTTCGTAAATTAAGACGAGTCGATGATAAAAAATTTAAATACTTAGAATGTAATGTGGGGGTGCGGGCAGATTCATGTCCAAGATTCGTTTCATCAATCTTACAATCATCTGCCCACATATTCTGTAGTTCAGTAAGTCGCATCTTATAATTTTATAAATTTCAGAAATGCACAAAATCCTAATAGGCAGATCAAACGGCTATAAAGGATTTCGTGTTATATCTAAAAGTAATTATCCTATTTGAATAATCTGCGATGGATTGCCCTGGAAGTTAAACGATCCATAGTGGTTTAAAGATATTGAAGGGTCGAGCCAAATATCACCACCAATGTCTTGCCAACGACGACTAAAGGTATAATCCTCGGATAGATAACGACGATCTTTCGGATCAATCATAGTATCAAAGAATGCATAAAAATAATCATTCAATTCTGGGGGAGTATTTAAGTCATTATTATACTTAAGTTCTGGATAAGCAACAATCATCTTATCAATAACTTCTCTCTTAATTAACATAAATCCAGTTGCTCCATCGTGTAGACGAATTACTCCATTTTCGATTGCAATTTGTTTTGATCCCGGATTAAGGAATTTAAAATTAATTGCGTAATCACTTCCAGAAGAAGCAACTGCCTGGTCGGTCATTGCCTCTTGGCCTTTGCTAAGTACCATGTCTCGAATACGTTGCCAATTAACCCCCTTCTTAGGATATGCGCCTACGCATACTTCCTTATTATGAGCAATTAACTTAAGAACATCTTCAACTTGAAATTCAATGTCAGCATCAATAAACAACAATCTAGTATATCCGCTTTGTAGAAAATACGCAACCAATACATTGCGCGCGCGAGTAACAAGAGATTCATTTGCAATAGTGCCAAATGCAATAGGAATTTGATGTTGATTAAAAAATGTCAATGTGCGAACCATTGACCGAAAATATGCTTCTGTTAGCATACCACCATAACAAGGGGTAGCAACAAATATTTTTTCTTTTCGCAAATCATCAATGTTAATTTGCATTTGCCCAGGCTTAGGGCCTTCTTGTCCGCTAGGGGCGGCAGGGGCAGCTGGTTTGTTAAATTTTGGTACCGGAATCTTTGGAATGTTTTTCAAAGTAGGGTTGTTTGCCATAAAATCTCCATATTAATTAAATTGTCTCCACTTCAAAAAGAGTATATTTGAATGAAGCTATTGCCGTAAAATATTCAACACTTGCAGAAGCGATATCAAAGTCCAAAGCTTCTAAAGACACTGGAAATATGTCTCTATATATTATATTCACCTTTGGGGTGTTTGTCGAGTCTAAAATTGATAAAGTACCATCCGAGTATGCCAAAAGCTCAGTTTCGCCGTTTGAATTTAACTTTAAGGGAAATGCACTTGGTCTATTCTTAACAAATTGTCCAAATTGGGTATAATCTTTAGGAAATCCCAGCGCAATTAACCATCTATATAATTCTAAGTAATTTGACATATCTTCAGATATCAAAAATCTAATAGTAAAATCTCCAAACTGTATTTTATCACCTATACGAGGAATGTCGGTAAACGGATTTGGTTGTGATGCAAACCCCATAGACAGCTGCGGCAAATTTGCAGATTGACAAGTAAAAGAAGTGTTGGGCAAATCTTTTATTGAAAATTTGAATGCGTTAGGTCTTAAGTAATTATACGTAGTAGGTAAATTATTAGTATAATTTTGCGCTAATACATCTATATTTGAGGTATACATTTAATATCCTTTACTGACACATATATTTATAAGGTAGAAAAGGGGGAATTTCTTCCCCCTTTAAAGCAGTCTAAGACTGTACCGATCTTATTGCCGGTTTAATTAATGCAAAGATTACATTAAGTTCAACACCTTCGTACGACGATAGTATTGATTACGATTTGCGGTAAATGAATCTGCATCGTTAGCACCAGCGGAAGTAACAACATAAGGATTAGCAATTAGACCATAACGTGTCTTAAAGCCAATCTTTGGTTGGAAACTATTAGGATCAACAGCGCGAACCATTTGTAAAGGAACATATGGGCAATAGAACATACCAGCATCATATGGGCTAGAACCCTTATAACCAACAACATAGAATTGACTTGCGTCGCCTAGATTTGCTGAATATGGATCAACATACACGCGATAACGTCCATTTAGAACACCGGCGAATGTATTGCCAGTATCATCAACATTAAGACCGGTGCTCAAAGCTGGAGCATAATCCAAAACACCCGACATAGCTAATGCACTTGCAACGTCTGCAGAGCAAACAATGAAGTTACCTTTTCCACGACGTGTATCTTGTGCAATGTGGTTAGCATCGCGTTCAATGTTGAACAATAGACCCTTGAAACGCTCTACAGACCAACGACCATTAGAATCAACGTCTAGGTCAAATGTGCCAGCTGTTGCTGTAGCAGGTGAACCTGCTTTTGCAACCTTGTAGATTGTACGAACAACTTCGCGATTAATTTCAAACATAAATTCTTGCGATAGAATGTTTGATAATTCTGCTTCAGCATCAAGACCATGGATTGCTTTTAAGTCTTGAGCCAATTCAACTGTGTATTCTGCCTTTAATGCGCGAGACTTAGCAGTAACAGTTGTTTTGTCAATCGAAAAAGACATTTCATTGAATACTTGACCGTTTGTGGTACCTTGACCTTCTGCAGCTGCAGTAGTCATACCGGTACCGGTATTATATGTTCCAGAAACCGGATTGTTGCCAGCACCCGATGTAGCACTACCAGAAAATCCGGTA